TAGCGGCACTAATGACTGGTGATAGACTTAGCTGACTTCCGTAGGCACGTAAAAGAGCACTCACCTGCTTTTGTGCCATTGTTTAAAAACAAGTTACGCTACGAAATAGTATGGGGCGGGGCAGGCTCAGGCAAATCACACATTGTAGCCCGCAAAGTATTATATAGAATCCTTAAAGAAAAAGACGTCAAGCATAACTTCCTAATCATTAGGAAAGTTGACCGAACCATCAAGCGCTCAGTGTTCACCCTAGTAAGAAACATTATTTCTAAATGGGGTTTATATGACGAATTTGACGTCAATCTAACTGACAAAACCATTATATATAAACCTACCGGCTCACAGATAATTTTCAGCGGACTAGATGACGTTGAAAAACTAAAGTCTATTGAGGGCGTGACATCGATATGGTGTGAAGAAGCAACAGAGTTAACACAAGAGGACTTCGAACAATTAGATTTACGTTTGCGTGGTAACTTCGGATGTATTAAGCAAATAACACTGACATTCAACCCAATATCAGAGCAACATTGGATTAAAAAAACGTTCTTTGATGACCCAATTAAAGGCGTGTTCACACTTAAAACTACCTACCTTGATAACTCGTTCATCGATGATGATTACAAGATGGTTATGGAAAATAAGCGCAAGTCTAATCCGCGCTATTATAATATTTACGCTCTTGGTAATTGGGGAACAGCGGAAGGTTTAATATTCAGCGCTTACACATCGAGGCTAATACGCGAAGATGAATTAAAAGGACTTGAATTAGTGCAGGGGTTAGACTTTGGTTATACAAACGACCCTAGCGCATTCAATCGTACCTACATAGATATTAAAAATAAAAAACTATTTGTGTATGATGGCTTTTATGAAACCGGCATGAGTAACTTGCAAATCGCTGATAAGATAAAAGAAATGTTAGCGCATAAACACTTAACGACAGCGGATAGCTCAGAGCCTAAGTCAATCGATTACATACGAGGTAAGCAGGTTAATATTAGACCAGCCATGAAAGGCGCAGGCTCAATAAACACCGGTATAGACTTCTTACTTGAATTTGAGATTATCGTTAATGTGCATCTAGTAGAGTTTGTTACGGAGTTTAATAATTATTGCTGGGCTGTTGATAAAGACGGCAAGCAATTAAACAAGCCAGTTGATGATTTTAATCACTTTATCGATTCATTAAGATATGGCGTTGAGCATCATACAAAGTCGAGCGGCTTTATTTTTGCTTGATAACACTAAACATTGCTATAATGCAACAAAACTTAACAGGGGCGCATAATGTGGCCGTTTGATACTAAATTAATAAAGCAAGAACTGCCAAGCGTCCAGAGTCAAGTTAGGATGGCTGTTAAGTCAGTGACTATCCCCGAAGCCGCGCCAGCTTGGAAGTTATTTGCCAAAAAAGATGCTAAGTGGAACATTCAAACCGCTATTGATGAGGGATACAATGCATCAGCAGCCGTTTATACGTGCGTAGAGAAGCGTGCCAAGTTAATGTCTGCTGTGCCTTGGGTAGCTAAACGAAAGTTAGCTGACGGTACATTGGAAGACGCACCTAATTCACCGCTACAAGCCTTAATTGATATGCCTAACCCTGACACCAGTTGGATGGAAATTATATATGAGGTTAGCCAACAATTAGATTTAGCTGGTAACTGTTACATATCAGAGATTAAAGCAGGTGCAAGTAATTTACCATTTCAACTATGGATATTGCCGTCACAGTATGTAAGCCTGAAAGCGGGTAAAGAAAAGCTAATCGATTTATATGAATATCAAGAGGCCAGTTCAGCCAAGTTCAAGATTGAAGCCGATGATATGATTCACTTGCGATTACCGAATCCAAACAGCCGTTATTTTGGACAGCCTGTATTAATGGCAGCAGGTCGGGCAACTGACATAGATAGAGAATCCGGCATATGGCAAAAAACCAGCTTAGAGAATCGTGGTGTAATTGATATACATGTCGAAGTGCCTGACACGTTACAACCTGACCAAATAGACGCTATCAAAGCAACAATCAAAGAAAAGCAATCCGGCCCTAAGAATGCCCGTGAGCCATTAGTATCATCTGGCAAGATTAACAACTTAGGTCAAAACGCTATTGAAATGGATTTTGTCGAGTCACGTAAGGCGGTATGGGCTGAGATATGCGCAGTATTTGGTATGTCAATGTCAGACCTTGGCTTTACTGAAAATGTAAACCTAGCTAACGCTAATGCAATGCAAAAGCAATTATACGTTAATACAATCATCCCTAGTCTTGAATTAGTTAAACGTCAACTAAACGCACAACTATCAAGAGAGTTTGGCCCTGAGTACTGTCTAGAATACGACCTATCAAATGTCGAGGCATTACAAGAGAATTACACCGAGAAATTAACAAACGGTGAGAAGTTGTGGCGCATGGGGTTCAGCCTTTCTCAAATCAACAAACGACTTGAGCTAGGCTTCGATGATGCTGACATACCTAATGAAATGCTATCTGATGACAGTGATAATGTTGATCCTAACGCTGATAATAATCAAGACTCTGATACGGATAGCGTGGGAGCAAATGACGAGCAGGTTAAAAGATTACTGAAGGCGGTAGGCTATGGCGCGTAGGTCAATAACAGGACTTACGCCACAACGAGAGCAGGCATTATCTGAGCGCATGATGATAAGGCTTGCACGCACGTATGAGCCACGTATCACACGAGAAATATACCGAGCTACTAGAGATATAAGCAAAGGTAATATTAACGCCATAGATACGCATGAACAGAACATGGGCAAGATTCTAACAGGCTTATACTCCAGAGCGTTTAAAGAGTTTGGCCAGCGCTTATGGAATGCCGTAAAGAAATCCAATAATGATATGGAAGTAAAGCGTGATGGTGATGTGCCATTGACGCCCTACTTCGACTTAGCACGTCAATTGTGGATTAAATCAACTGCAGCAAGCAAAGTAACTCAGATAACGGGAACTACTATTGAACAAGCACAAAAGATTATACAAGAAGCAACAGCAGAGGCGATCGGTCTTGGATATGATGAAAAACAAACGGCTAGGCTGATACAACAGAGAATTGCAGAAGATGGCGGCACACTATCAAGGCTAAGAAGCCGAGTAATAAGCCGCACAGAGTCTCACGCAGCTAGTAACGCATCAACACAAATGGCCGCAACTGCAAGCGGTTTGCCTATGATGAAGCAATGGGTAACAAGCGGCTCAAGGGTTAGAGATACTCACATGATGGTAAGCACTGACCCTATTAAACTGGATGAGCTTTTTGCAGTAGGCGAGTCAATGCTTATGCAGCCAGGTGACCCGTCTGGCGATGCCTCAGAAATTATAAATTGCCGGTGTCAAGCGGTCTATTCACTTTAGTAAATCAGAGTTCAGCTCATCTATTATTTTGCCAAGATTTTTATCAAAAGTTAATATTGAATTAGCAGTTAACCATCTATGCAACTTAAAGGTAACACCATTTATTATTTTAATATCACCATGCCAATCAAGAGTTTTAAAAACATATTTCCCGCAGTAGACTATACCGTCATGTTCACTTTCTTTATAATTCATAATTACAGTTCATTAATTATCTTACACTCAATTAAATCATAAATATGTGCCCAATCATAAAAAAGTATTTATTAAGAGGCTCATCTTTACGCTCCATTTCTAAAACAGCGTCTTTCATAAACATAAATGACCCTACAAAATCATGCATTCCACCGCCATAGTATCCATATTTGCCACCAAAAACCATGTACCTCTCCATAAATCACATTCCTATTAACATAAAAATCTAGCATAGCATACTTTATTTGCTCAACTGGTCTAACCAGTTTATAATGCAACTAATTATATTAATCTGGTAGTAGTCATGGAATTCAAATCATTACAATTTAAGGCCGATGACGTGAACATGGGCAGTCGTACTTTCGCTGGTTATGCTTCAACGTGGGATGCTGATTTAGGTAATGACATCATCACTAAAGGCGCATTCAATAAAACATTAAAAGAGCGCGGTGATAGAGTTAAGATTCTATGGCAGCATAACGACCCCATCGGCAAACCTTCAAGCATGACACCTGATGAAAAGGGCTTATTTGTTGAGGGCAAGATTAGCAAAACACGCTTAGGCGATGAAGCTATCGAGCTTATGAATGATGGTGTAATCGACCAGATGAGTATCGGCTTTTCAGTACCGCAAGGCAAATCAGAACGCGATACTAAAGGTATGAGAATTATCAACGAGGTTAAGCTATATGAGTTTAGCCTAGTAACCTTCCCTATGAATGAGAAAGCCATCATAACAGGCGTTAAGTCAATGTATGACGCCATTAAGATGGGTAATTATGACAAGGAAGAATTGAAAGAATTGACTCAGGTATTATCTGAGCTTAATGCACTGTTAAAGTCTGAGCCGAGTACACTCACTCAGAAACTGGCACAGCCGCAAGACTATGACGCTTTACACAAAGCACTTAAATCTTTTGGGCTGTAGCCCGTAATTAATTGAGGATTCCAAAATGGAAATCAAAGACCTAGTAGAACAGTTGAATACTAATTCGACTGAAATCAAAAACGCACAAGACAAAATGCAAAAAGAAATCAAAGCCAATGGTGAGGCATCAGTCGAAACCAAAGCCGCGATTGCTAAATTTGAACAAGCTAACACTGAGCTTAAAGAATTATTCGCTAAAATGGATGATAAGCTTAAAGCTTTGGAAGTTAAAGCCAATGCGCCTAAGTTTGGTGTAGACGGTCAAGAGTTTAAATCAATCGGTCAATTGTTTGTTGAGTCAGCCGTATTTTCTGAAATGAAAGCGAGCAACCGTGCTTCAAACAACCCGTTCACACTAGAGAGGAAAGACATCACTTCTTTAGCTGCTAGCGCTGGTGCTTTGATTCGCCCTGACCGTGACAGCCGTGTGTTCCAAAACCCTAACCGTCCTATCCGCATTCGTGACCTTATCCCGACTGTTCCCACTGCATCTAATGCGGTTGATTTCATGCGCGAAGACGTGTTCACTAATAGCGCAGGCCCACAGGGTACAGTTACCGGTTTAGGTGGTGGTGAATTTGTTGCTAAAAACAAATCAGAAATCACTTACTCACTTGTAACTAAGCCAGTTCGCACAATCGCTCATTGGATGGCTGCATCACGTCAAGTGTTATCTGACGCGCCTATGCTACAAAGCTTGATTGATAACCGCTTATCTTACGGCTTAGATTTAGAGTCAGATGACCAGTTATTATTGGGTGATGGAACAGGTCAAAACCTTGACGGCATCTTAGTAGATGGCGCAATCAATGACGCTGGCGAGTTACCTTCTGGTACTGCTGCTGCTGACGTTCCTGCTGCTATGATTGACCATATTCGCAAAGCTATTCGTATCGAACAGACTAACGAGTATTATAACATGACTGGCTTGTTGCTGAATCCTACTGATTGGGAAATCCTAGAGACAGCTAAGG